GTTTATCAGATTTAGAAGAAATTATTTCTTTCAAAACTTGTACTTTATGTATATATATTGATAGTATTTCATCTTTACTTAAGTTCTTCATATTACTCCTTATTTATTAGTTTTAAAATTATAAGAGCAAGGTAGCTTCCACCTGTCTCATTTAAGGCAACATCAACTCTAATCACGTCCTAAACAGGACTAGTTTATTATGTCGAAATAGCACTTTTGCTCTTAATTATAAATAATGACAAGACTCAATACTAACTATAAGAAGATTAATGAAATTAACCGATAGTAACAAGTTGGAGTTATAATGCAAACAATAAACAACAACTAGATTGTACTGAGCCTCATCAAATTTTTAGCACTCAAGTTCGTCCTTTAATTACACTATGTTTTAGATAGTAACTTAATGGGGTATCTGTCCTTCTTACGGAGCATAACGCATCTAAGGTAAAGAACGTCAATCCCTATTATTATACTAAGCTTTATATAGTAATCTATTCAGCGATTAACTGAACTATATTGCAACGTATTCAAATAGGTTAATGATTGATATAAGTCTGAGTGCTAATATTTAAATCTTGTTATTGAAATTATTAAGCAGGTGTTAGGTAATACTCGAATCACTCGGTATTTCTTTAGTGACACCAATTGACCTGCTTAAATAAATTAGAGGAGATACTCTGCAATGATTGTTCTTTTGAGTATCGCATTCCATCTAATTGGGTATAGAGATCTATATAGGCCCTGCTATACTATATAAGCACGCATCCTATTAATATACATATAATAACTATCAGGATAACCCTCCCTTTATGGGAGGGTAGTACGATAGTCTACGTTCAGAAGCTTACGCTATCTCGGAGAGATACGGGCTTATAGAACGCTTGCAAACTGGCAGGATAGCCACGTTCAGTGTCTTCACTGAACTCAGTGGGTTCCCCAGTAAGCATGTAGTCTACGTCTGGGACGTAGAGTAGCGTCTGGTCGTTGGCCAAGTATTGGGCAGCGATGCGTTTGATAGATGCAGCTGTAATAACAGGTGCGAATGATCTATCAATTTGCAAGGTGGTGACCTTAAAGTTACGTGTATACTGGAGTAGTCCAGTAGTAGCGTCAACTTTAGCTACAAAGTCTTTGTAGCGTGAGTCAGCCTGCTTCGTGTTAGCAAAGCGAGCGTCATTAACTACGTCAGTAGTTGATGTGTGAGTCTGCGAATCGTTGGATGGATCGTTAGGTCTAGCCATGATAATAATATCCTTTAGGTTATTGTTAGAAAGATTGCGAAGCAAGAGCTCCAGCTGGAGCTAGAAGGGGGTGCGTGAGCATAGCGAACGCAACTTGGAGTTGAACCCACGTAGAATTGAACGGCCAAGGCACCCCATGGCGTGAAATTCAAGGGGGTACTCCAACCTGTATATCCCGTAACCCCAATGTAGAATAATTTTTGGGAAAAACGAACCCAGAAATCCCTTATAGATCAGGTGTGTTTATTGGATTCGTTACTCTACCCTAAAATATTTTTATATTATTATTTCACCATTACCCCTAACTCCTTACTATTGCACAACTTAACTAAGATGGGATAAAGAAGAGGATGATTATTGACACTTACCCTAATTCTTATATAAATTATAGCTTTTAATAAGAGCATATAATCGTTATTATCTCTCATTGCTTTTAGATAAGCGTTTGGTTGGGCTAGTAAATAAAAGGAAAATATAGTTGGAAGAATTTAACTTAAATGATTATATTACAGCAGATGATACGCTTGATATTCAATTATTATACAAAAGAATGTCTGAGATAACTGGATTTATGAGAAAAGATAGACAAGAGCAGATGTATGCTTATGTCACTCTTAGATTTAGTGAACGACATCAAGAAAGATCGTGAGATTTTACACGATAAATGTGGAATGGGTGAGCAATAACAGTAGAGAAATAAAGGTAGGTGGATATGGCAATACCAATAAACGTATTTGCAGAATACGGTGCGATTGGGATAATCGTTTGCTTATTCGTAATGATGATTATGAGTCTTATAAAGAGTCAGAAATCTCAAAATGAAGATTTAGACAGTATAAGAGTTCATATATCTAGAATAGAAGGAAATGTAAAAAACCTTGAAGGAATTGTGCTAAAAATGCTAGATAGATGGAATAAGTCAGATGATGCGGCAACAAGACATAGAGAAGCTATAGTCTCAGAGTTAAATGATGTGACTGATGATCTAAATTTCTTAAAAGGACGTATAAATGGAAGGGCTAAGTAATGGCAAGATTCGGTACTAGAAGTAAAAGTAGACTACATACTTGTGATGAAAGACTACGTACTCTATTTGAAGAGGTAGTGAAAAATTTTGATTGCACTGTTATAGAAGGCTATAGAGGTAAAGAGAAACAGAACGAAGCTTTTGATAAGGGCAATAGTAAACTTAAGTTTCCTAATGGGAAACACAACCAATCACCTAGTATTGCAGTTGATATAGCTCCTTACCCAGTTGATTGGAAAGATAGAGATAGATTCCATTACTTTGGTGGATACGTGTTAGGCGTAGCCAAATCTATGGGATTAAACATAAGATGGGGTGGCGATTGGAATCAAGATACCCAAACTAAAGATAACAATTTCGATGATTTAGTTCATTTTGAAATAAAGGAGTAGAAGATGGCAAAAGCAAAGAAAGCTACAAAACCAGCAGTAAAGAAGATTGAAGAAGCAGCTGATGTAGTAAAAAAAATAGCTACAGACACAGTTAAAGTTATACGTGGTGTATGGACTAAACGTGGCAAATAATTTATAAGTGCGATACGAAATAGTATCTAAAAAAGAATATCCAGTTTATTCAAAGAAAGAAGCTGATGAGCTGGATATAATATATAACCATCCATTTGATGTCCCAATAGGAGAATACGGAGTATCCGAAGAGGGTGAAGTTGGTATCTGTTTAAACAAATATACAATGAAATCAGGAACTATGAAGGTTAAATACCCATGGGGCCCATCTTTTGTTAGAGACAATACTACAAAAGTAATGTCTACTGGTAGGACAAACAACTATGGAGAGCCAGAAACATTAAAGAGAAATCAAAAGATTAAAAAAAGGCCAGACTATAAAAAGTTAGCTATACTTATGGCTGAGCCAGGGATGACAACAAAGAGAGCTATAGCCCTAGTATTTGGGAATGTTAAAAGCTCCAAGTTGTGGAATATAAGAAAAACAATTAAAACGGAGGTTTTTGCACAGATGACTAAAGATGAACTAAAAAAACTTGTAGAAGAGTTTCCAATAGGACAGCATGACACAGCAAAAGCTTTGGCAGCTATCTTAGATAAATCAATGAGCTATGAAGATGATGGGAAACCAGGTAAAGATTATGATGCTAAATCAGCTTTAGCTGTTATAGATAAACTAATGGATATGAATGAAATGAAAAGCAGAGGTAAGGTTGTTGTCACTCAACAACTAGAAGGTTCTACGGTTGAGACTACTCTTGCTGACATACAAGAAAAAAAGAAAATGTTTAAAGCAATACAGACGGAGGTGTCAGATGGGATACAACAGAGACCAGTCGAAGAAGAAGAGTAAGAAAAGTAAGGATCAGTATAAGAAAAAAAGTGGAACAGCTAAAAAGCCCAAAAAGTAGTGACTATGAATCAGCTTATGCTCTTGAAAGAGAGAAAGCTGAGTTCGCTAAAGATATGGGGTGGTTTGGTAAGTATTGCTTTCCTAAAGCGTTAGCCAAAGATACTCCCCCTTTTCATAGAGATATATATAAACAACTTAAGTCTGATGAAACTAGACGTGTTTTAATAGCAGCTCCCAGGGGAACGGCTAAAAGTACAGTATGTTCACTTATATTTCCAATGTACAAAATAGCTTATAAAAAGCCAGAAGAAGATTTATTTATTGTTATTGTATCAGAATCTCAAGCACAGTCTGTAAACTTTTTATCTAGAATAAAATACCATCTAGAGAACAGTCAAAACTTTAAAGATATATTTGGAGACTTTAGTTCTGCTACAGCTAAGAGATGGACTGGAGCAGATATTGTTTTAAAGAATGGAGCCCGTATAGTTGCAGTTGGTACTGGACAGAGAGTGCGTGGGTTTATTGAGGGTGATACTAGACCTAATGTTATTATAGTAGACGATTTTGAATCAGAGTTAAACGCTTTTACCCCAGAAGCTCGTACAAAGAATAGGAAATGGATGACAGAAGCTGTTATACCATCTTTATCTGATGAGGGTAGAATAGTTATGATTGGTACTGTTATATCAGAAGATTGCTTCTTATATTGGGCTAAAGATAGTCCTGCTTGGGAAACTTTATGGTATAGTATATGGGATGAAGACGAGAAAAGTATATGGCCTCAAAGGTTTCCTAAGAAAAGAATCCTAGAAATAAAAACTGAGTTTGAGAGTGTGGGAAATATAAATGGATTCTATCAAGAATACATGAATATTGCTCAGTCTCCAGACGATGCACCATTTAAACCAGACTATATACATTTACATCATTATGATTTTGAAAGAATAAAGAACCAACCCTGTCTAACTAGGAGTGTAGGTGATGAGAAGAAGATTATACCAGTCGAACTCTATACTGGAGTTGATCCTGCAAGTAGTCTTAGTGCCCGTGCTGACTATTTTGTTATTGCTACCATTGCTATTGACGCTGATAATAACAAATACATTGTTGATATATTTAGGAAAAGGCTCGATCCTGCACTTCAACCTCAGAAAATTATTGATGTATATCAAAAGTATCTTCCAAAAAGAATGAAGATAGAGACTGTCGCTTATCAAGAAGCATTGAGAAGTGCAACTAGAGCGATTATGTTAAAACAAAATTTGTACATCCCTGGTCTAGAAAAGGGAGTAAAACCAAGAAACAGAAAAAGTGAAAGGTTACTATCACTAGTACCAGCATTTGCTAAAGGAGAGTTCTTTTTTAGGAGTCAAGACTTGACTGCACAGCAAGAGTTCCTATCTTATCCTAGAGGTAAGAATGATGACATTATGGATGCTATTTGGACTGCTTTAGAAGGAGCAAAGGCTTGTAGAGTCAAAAAAGAAGGTTTTGACCCTAATGTAGAACTTGAAGTAAAAGGCAATAAACTCCTTGACTGGTTAACTATGTAGGTTGTAATATCATACGATGGCTAATGAATCAAAATCTGCTAAATCTAATAAGAAGGTAGTACAAGAAACCCAAGACCTTTGGAAAACCTATTCTAAGAAGCGTGAAGTATGGGCTACACATGCTCAAGAAGATAAGGAATTTCGATTGGGGAAACAATGGACTGCTGACCAAAAACGCACTCTTGAAGAAAGAGGGCAAGCTGCTATTGTTGTCAATAGAATACATCCTGCAGTTGAAGCAGCAAAAGCTTTAATTACTGCAAACAAACCACAATTTAGAGTATCTCCTAGAGAAGATAGCGATAATCAAGTAGCACAGGCTATTAATGGCTTACTTGAGTATGTATGGCAAGTCTCAGAAGGTAATGCTGTAATGCGAAGAGTTGTTGATGATTACTATGTAACAGGATTAGGATGTGCATTAGCATATATAGACCCTATGATGGATATGGGAAAAGGAGAGGTATGTATACATGATGTAGACCCTCTTGATGTATATATAGACCCAAATTCAAGACATCCACACGCAGATGATGCTGCAAATGTTATTATATCCAGATTATACACTAAGAAACAAGCTCAAGATTTATATCCAATGTATAAGAAAGCTATAGGAAATGCTACATCAGAAAACTTTTTAACTGACAGACCTACTACGGCTAGAGAAGATGATGGGGAGACTAGTTGGCCTGAGTCTAGTGAGACTATGACTATTGCTAATTTTGGTGATAGTGATGAATATATAAGGGGATATGAAAGATATACCCCAGAAATGATAGATTATTATAGGGTTTTTGAAAAGCCTACTTCATATGAAGATTTACTTAATAAAGAAGAATACATTGAATACTTAGGTCAACCAGCTTGGGTTATTGATGGTAATATTATAATGGAAGCTGAACAAGCTCAGGGTATGATACAGCAAATAGAGCAAGGATTCCAACAGCAATTACAACAAGGTAGAGAACAAGGTAACTTAGAGTTACCTCAAAAGCCTGAAATCCAACAGATTACTTTTAAAGAATTAGTAGCTGGTGGTCAGATTGAAGTAGTAACTGTACCAACTAAAAGAATTAAACAATGCGTAATTATGGGCGATAAACTTTTATATTCTCGTATCCTCCCAATTGATCAGTACCCTATCGTGTTCTTTATGAACCAGCATACTCGTACACCTTACCCAATGTCAGATGTTCGTATGGTAAAAAGTATGCAAGAGTACATCAATAAGACGAGAAGCTTGATTATCGCCCATGCTACCACAAGTACTAATACAAAAATTTTGATACCATCAGGTTCGGTAGATATGAGGGAGTTCGAGCAAAAATGGGCTCAGCCTGGAGTAGCCATCGAGGTTGATTTTGATCAAGGACAGCCAACACCCGTAATGCCAACTCCCCTACCGAATGAATTATACCAAAATGAGATAACAGCTAAGAATGATATAGATCATCAACTTGGCCTTTATGAAATGTCTCAGGGTAACTCAGCAGTAGCTCCACATACATACAAAGCTACAGTAGCATTGGATGAGTTTGGACAACGTAAGATTAAAAGTAAGTTAGCTGATATAGAGTCTGGATTAAATAGGTTAGGACAAGTAGTCATACCTATGATGCAACAGCTATATACTACACAGAAAATAGTTAGATTAATACAACCTAATAATTCAATGTCTGAATATGTAGTTAATAAAGAATTATATGATGACAAAACTGGTGAGATAAAAGTTATAAATGACATTACCGTCGGTAAATACGATGTAGTAGTTGTTACTGGCTCAACTATGCCTACGAATAGAATGGCACAGCTTGAGATGTATATGGACGCTTACGAAAAAGGTATTATCGACAAACAAGAAGTATTAAAGAAAACAGAAGTCTTTGATATGGAAGGCGTAATGAAAAGAACAGATTTAATAGGTCAATTGCAGCAACAACTGAAACAAGCAACTGAGACTATGGAACAAATGCAAGGAGACTTGCAGACAAGGGAGCGTGAAGTATATCACGCTAAGATGAAAGCTGAAATCGAAAAAACAAAGTCTACCTTGAAGGAAACGACAAGTAAGGCTAAAATGTCTGGCACTCTCTTTGAGAAACGCCTAGATGACGCATTAGGACAAGTAAAAAAAGAAGTAGCAGAAGCTGCTTCAAAAGATGCACCTTCTTCACGTCCTAAGAAGAAGCCGTCTAAAAAATAGGAGATTATTATGGCTGAATTTGAAACAATGGATACCCCTCAAGCAACTGCACCTGTCGTGGAAGAACCACGCTCAGTTGATATTAGCGATGAAGGCACATTAGTTGAAGATGTCATATTTGGTGGAGAACAAGGAAGTGTCTCGGAAGCCTTTGTAGAGCCTGGAGAACAAGGTCAAGAACCTATTCAGACTCAAGAAGAACCTTCAGTTCATGTTCCATCGCAAGGTGAGAACGATGAAGTTCGGTATCAGTACTGGCAATCACAGGCTGACAAACTTAAGAATGAGCGTGATCAATTGCAAAGTCAATTTAATACATTAGCTACGCAACAAACACCTCAAACCCAAGATAGTCAAAAAGAGCCTGAGCCAGAACCTGAGGCTGAATTTCCAGCTCCCCCAGAGAAACCAGCAAAACCTTATAATTTTTCAATGGATGAAGCGATGTCAGATGCTCAATCTGAAAGTGCTCAATTTGTACAGCAAGAACAGTCTTGGCGTGACGAGATGGATGAATATAAGAACTTACAGTTCGAATACCAGATGGCCATGATGAAAGACGAGCGTGACAATTTTAAGCAAGAACGTCAGGATGACATTCAGCGTCGTGAAGCAGATCAGGCTCAGACAAAACAAATGAATGATTTAAAAGGCCAAATTATGAATCAATATAAAGTTGATACTAATACAGCTGAAGATTTTGTTCGTGTAATGTCTGACCCTCAATCATTAAGTCTTGATAATCTTTGGAAGTTATATTCTACAGATAAAGGTCTAAGCACCCCTCAACAATTTGCAGCTCCTTCAAAAGAGTTTCAGCAAGTAAAAAGGGCACAGCAAATACCTACATCTATGGGGGTTATGCCTTCTCAAAATAGGCAAAATCAGGGTTCTGTAGAAGATACTGTCATGGACAGTATGATAACTGATTTCAACAAGCAGAATCCATTTAATTAAACGGAAACTAATTGGAGTAAATTATGGCAAATCAATATAGTATAGGTACAGGAAGTACCATGCAATCTTCATCAGTTGATCATTCTAGACGGATGTTTAACTTTGGAGAAAGAGTTGCTGAACTCGCTCCTAAACAGTCTCCCTTCTTCACATATTTGTCTAAAGTAGCGAAGAAGCCTACTGACGATCCTGTTTTTAAATTTTTAGAACAGCGTCATCAATGGCAACGACGAAACTTTAAAATAAAAACCGCAATGGCTACAGCAGCATTCAATCATGCAGATACATGGGATGTTACTAATCTAGTTGTTGATTGTCTTTATGACTCATATGGTCGTGAAGTAACAACTGCTACACAACCTGGATTCCTTTTGGATAAACAGATTGTAGCAATTGCTGCGGAATACGATGTGAACGCAACAGATGGTAGTGATGTACCTGTAGTAGCATATTATAAAATAAGTGCTAATCCAGACCTCGCTAACAATGCTGCTCACACTCGTATTACAGCGACATTTATCAAAGCAATGTACGTACCAACAGCTTCAAACAGTGGTCTAGTGGCCCCTGCTAATGCTGCATTGTTACGTTTAGATGCTGGATTTAAAGGTCAAGTTGTAGGTTCAGCTTTTGCTGAAGGTTCAACTGATCCTGAAGGATGGAAAGACGAGTTCTATGATAGAGAAGGATATACGCAGATTTTTAAAACTGCGATCTCTCTCTTTAGTGGAACTTCATTAGCAACACGCTATCGTGGTGTGTCTAATGAGTACAAGCGAGTATGGCAAGAAAAGTTAATGGAACACAAGATGGATTTAGAACATGCAATGTTGTTTGGTATAGGGTCAGATGACTCTACATCAACAGGGCCTGTTAGACGCACATGGGGTATTGTACCTTATACAGAAGCTTATGGTAAAATTAAACATTTTGAATATGCTAATTCTGGGTATGATGCATTTATTGATGCAATGGAAGATGTGTTCTCACCTGAATCAGGAAATAGTGGTAACAAGCTAGTTCTTTGTTCTCGTAAGGTACTTTCTTACTTTAACAAACTTGTCAGTAGTTCTTTCTTAGGTAATACAATGGCACTTGGACACACAGCTACAAC